GAAGGACTTGCCGTCTGCGCCGTTCGGATTTGCGCCGCCGCCGTCCAAGTGGGAACAGACCAAGGACATTCTCGCGCCGTATGTCACCGGGCCTTGGAACGCCATGACGGGGCTTATGAGCGCCGATCTGAACACGCTGCTTTACGATACAGGACCGAAGGGCCGTGAGGCGGTGGAGAACTCGTTTAACCTTGCGGGCAACCTTGCAGGCGCGTCCAGTGTCGTTCCGAAGCCACAGAATGCGCTGAACATGGGCATCAAGGCTTATCACGGCTCCCCGCACGACTTCGACGCCTTCGATATGTCCAAGATCGGCACGGGCGAGGGCGCGCAGGCTTACGGGCATGGGCTGTATTTTGCTGAGAATGAGGGCGTGGCGAGGGGGTATCGGGACAACCTTTCAACTTACAAGCTCATTCAGGATTACAACAATGCGAACCCCGTAAACCGTCCCGGCCAAGTTGCTCAATGGTGGACATCTGGGATGGGTCTTGAAAAAATTGATGAGGCGCTGACAATTCTGGAGCCAAATGCAACACAGGAAATGCGGGATGCGTGGATCAAAGAGGGACAAAAACTTTTTGACCAATTCAACAACCAAGGCCGCATGTACGAAGTCAACATAGACGCCGACCCCGACGCCTTCCTAGACTGGGACAAGCCGCTGAGTGAGCAGCCGGAAGCGGTGAAGAAGGTACTAAGGCCAAAGATGGGCGATAGCCTAGAGGCGCAGCCGGGGCGTGACTATCTCACCGGGGAAAAGTTCTATAATTACCATTACGGAAATCAGCCGAAAGTAGCATCTGAAGACCTTAAGAAGGCAGGCATCCCCGGCATCAAGTACCTAGACGCCGGGTCACGCGGCGCTGTTGACACGAACAACATTCGCGGTTCGCTGTCCATGTGGGAAAGCGCGCTTAAGAAGACGCCCAACGACCCATATGCACAGCAACAAGTGGCTTCTTTGAAGCAGCAGTTGGCAGCGGCAGAGGCCCCTGCAACCCGCAACTACGTTGTCTTCGATGACAAGCTAATCTCCATCGTCAAGAAATACGGCATTGCAGGTGCATCCGCTATGCTCGGCTACAACATTCTAGACGGCATGGACCCCGCACAGGCCGAAGAACTGCAACGCATTGAGGGCAATCAATGACAACCCGCGCCACCATCGAAGCACAGATTGCCGACGACCTCGCGCGTTCTGACCTGTCCAACCAGATCAGCAACGCGGTTGACACGGCCATCCGGTCCTACCGTTTCGAGCGCCTTGGCTTCAATGAGGCGTACAAGGTCACGGCGACGCTTTCCACGTCAGCCGATACGATGCTGCTGACTTCCATCTCCGTCCGTTTCCGCAAGCTGGACCGGGTTCGCATTGTCCGTGCGGCAGGGGATTACCTCGACCTGTATCACCGCGATTATGATTGGATCATGTCCCGCCAGGATGTGCGCGTAACATGCCAGCCCGTCGAGTACGCCGTATATAACAACGCCATACATTTCGACAGCATGGCGGATCAGAACTATTCCCTGTTGTTCGACGGCCTCAAGGAGCTCGGCAACGTGTCCGCGTCCTATTCCGCTGGCGACACCAGCGCATGGTTCACCGACGCCCGCGAACTCATCCGGCATCGTGCCAAGCGTGAGGTCTATGCCAACGTGTTGAAGGACATGGAACTCGCGGCGGCGGCGGGCGCTGCTGAAAAGGAAGCCTTGCGGATACTCAAGGCTGAACACGGCGAACAGATCAGCACGGGCTTCATTCGCCCGACCGAGTTCTGACAATGCGGGTTCTCTTCGGAAAGCTGCAATCGGACCAGCCCGACCTCCTCAACGGCGACCTTGAGGAAGCGGAAAACTGCGTTCCGTACATCAACAGTTATGGCCCGTTCCCGGAGCCTGTTGGATATTCTGCCCCCGCTCCTGGCGTGGTGCGAGGAGCCTATTCCACCAAGGACTTGAGCGGAACCGTCTTCACCGTGGTTGCGACTGAAAAATACCTGTACAAGGAAAGCAGCACGGCAATAAACGACATTTCGAGAACTGCCACTTATGCAACGGCCAACGATGGCCCCGCGTGGGAGTTCGAGACATTCGGAAACACCGTCATTGCGGCAAACGGAGTTGACGCGCTCCAGGGTTATACCATGGGTACGGCAACACAATTCCTTAATCAGTCGGCCTCCGCGTCCGCTCCGATTGCGCGGCACATTGCCGTTGTTCGTGACTTCCTGTTTACGGGCCACCAGCCCAACCTGGAGAACCGCGCGCAATGGTCGCGCATCAACAACCCGCTCCGCTTCGGCGTATCGCAGCGGTTTCAGTCAGACTTTCAGGACTTGCCTGGAACTGACCAGATCATCAAGAAGGTGACGGGCGGTGACTTCGGGGCCATCCTCACCAATACATCTGTCTGGCGGGCTACCTATGTCGGGTCGCCCATTATCTTCCGCTTTGACGAGGTTGCGCGAAACGTGGGTTGCCTTGCTTCTGGCTCGGCGGCGAGGTTCCAGAACCTGACGTTCTTCCTGTCCGATTCCGGCATGTATGCCTTTGATGGACAGTCGTGTTCGCCTATTGGAATTGAACAGGTTGACGAGGCGATTGAGGAAGAAATTAACAAGTCGTTCCTTTACCGCGTCACATCCACCATTGACCCGGTAAACCGCCTTTACCTCATGGCCTACCCGTCCACGGCGTCCACGGATGGAACATGTAACCGCATCGCCATCTATTCGTGGCAAACGCAACGATGGTCATTTGCTTCGGAATCAATCGAGTTCCTATTCAATCACATGACCTCTGGCTATACGCTGGAAGGCCTTGACGCATTGGGGACTCTTGAGACGCTGGCCTTTTCGCTAGACAGTTCGGCATGGCAGGGCGGCCTTTCTGCTCTGTCCTGCATCAACAGCAATCACGAAATTGCACGGTTTACCGGAAGCGCAAAAACGGCACGGTTCACGACGGGCGAGGCGGAACTAGTCACCGACGCCCGCGCCTTTGTGCGGTCGCTTCGGCCCCTCGTGCAGGGCAATTCATCCACCAGCGTCAGCGTCCAGGTCGGGGCGCGTGACAGGCTAGTTGATGATGTGACCTTCACGAATGCGTCCAGCATGAATGCGACGGGAACGTGTCCCGTCAGGTCAAACGCACGCTATCACCGCCTGAAAATGGAAGTGGCCGGAGGCTTTGATCGTGTCATTGGTTCAGAAGTCGAGTTCACCAAGGAAGGCGTTCGATGACGGCCCGCATTTTCGGCCTTAATGACCCCGGCAATGCCTTCCGCCGCACGGACGGCGCTCCGGTCAAAATCGGTGGCCTGTACAAGACCGACACGGATGACGCACAGAACACGTTCACGGATGGTCAGGGCGGCAAGTACTGGTTCGCTGACACGACGAGCGGCAATGTCACTGTAACCCTTCCTGACGCGACGACTGTGACGGCTGACACGGTATTTACGGTCAAGCGAATTTCTGCCGGGGCCAACACGCTCACGGTCACGACAGGCGGCGGCAACATTGACGGCTCTGCAACGCATTTGATCCCGACACAATATGCCAGTTACTCCTACGTGAGCGACGGCGAAAATTACTGGATCATCTGATGAGTTATGAAAAAGACAAGCTAGACAGCTACGTGACCAGCGGGTCGCTCTCCACGGCGCTTGCGCCTTATGCGACCTCTGCCAGCGTATCGGCTGCCATTTCAGCGGCGGTGGGGTCAATTGACCTGTCTGCCTATGTCAGTAGCAACAGCCTTTCCGCAGCGGTTGCAACAGATGTGTTGACGGTGCGCGGCACGGCGTCTGTTTCCGCGACACTTTCGGCTGGTGCCGTGACTGTTCTCGGAAGGCCGCTTGGCGCGGTTCTGCTAGGGTTCACCTCGCAGACCAATGCGTCAAACCTTTCGTTTTCTGGTTCATGGTCTGACATTTTCGTCATGCAATTGTATATGCTCGTCGGTGCAACCGCTGCCGCGACACCTACCATAGACTTCTACACTGATGGCGGCACGACTTCTATTTTGACATTGAGGCCAGTGACAACTCTTGGCCTGAACGTCAGGGCATACTGGGATGCACAGCTATACGGCGCAAATGGGCCAATCAAGTTTGCGACGGCCCGCGCGTTTTACACGGGCAGCGGAGTGGGCGCTTCTGACTTCAGCGCGACAACCACGGCGGCGACTGTCAACTGCGTTCGGTTCACCATCACGGCAACGGCGTCAATCGGCGTGTTTGCTCTTTACGGCTGGCGCAACACGTGAGTCGCTACACTTCGCACGGGGTTTCTGTCGCTGACCTTTACGGGGGGCGCAAGGTATGAAGTATTCGGTTACTGGCGTCCCGTCGAACAACCTTCACAACGTATGGAAAGATGCGTGGCACTATCTGAGCCTTGCCGTTGAGCGGTTTCCGAACGTGCCGCAGAAATACACCGAAGGCGAAATTCTCAAGGCTCTGTTCGCCCGCGAAATGCAGTTGTGGATCGGCTGGGACTATGAGCGCGACGAGACATGCGGGGCGCTGATTACCGAAATCATTCGGGATGAGAAGCATCCTGACAAGGTGTTTCTGTCCATTCCACTGCTCGGGGCCGACAACTGGAACGCCTGGGGTGACGACTTGTGGACGATGCTAAAGGCTTGGGGCGTCGAGAACGGATGCACGCATGCCTTGGGCTATGGGCGGCGCGGGTGGACGAGGCTTTATGGATTTGTAGACTGCGGCACGACAGACGGCGGACTGCCGATGTTCGTGCGTTCTCTCAAGAGGTGACAAGATGGGCAAGGGCGCAAATAACAAGACGGTGCAAAAGACCACATCGGACCCGTGGGCTCCAATCCAGCCCTATCTGAAGGGTGCGTTTGGCGATGCACAGAACATCTACAAGCAAGGCGCTCCAGGGTTCTTTCCGGGCCAGACTGTCGCGGGCATGTCGGGATATTCCCGCGATGCCTTCGACGCCATGGCCAACCGGGCGAGGGGCGGGAACCCGCTCATGGGGCAGGCGCAAGGCGAGGTCGGCAGGATTCTCAGCGGCGACTATCTGGACCCGAACAACAACCCCGGCTTTCAGGGCGCTTTGAGCGCCGCCGTCAGGCCCATCACGGACGCATTCCGCAATGAAGTGATGCCGGGGATTGACAGCAGCTTTTCGGCGGCTGGGCGGTATGGCTCTGGAATGCAGGGGCAGGCATACAGCGATGCCAATCAGGACTTGGCGCGCGGTATTGGCGACGTGTCCTCGAACATGGCGTTCAACAACTACGGCATGGAACGCGGCAACATGATGAACGCGCTCGGCATGGCTCCGGGCTTCGCCGCGAATGACTACAAGGATATTTCAATGCTTGGCCTCGCGGGGCAGGGCCTTGAAGGCTATGACCAGCGCATGATTGACGCGGAGCGCGAGCGGTACGATTACAACGCCAACAAGGACATGAGTTGGCTTCAGAACTACATCGGAATGCTTGGCGGTGCGCCGGGTCCGTCTTCGACTTCGACAGTCAAGACGCCCGCTCCGAATCCTTGGGTTACGGCAGCGGGCCTTGGACTGCAAGGCGCAAGCATGCTCGGCGGCTTCGGCGGTCTTGGCGGCTATTAACAGGGCTTTTACTAAGGGACCGATCACATGAACCTGATAAAGAAATTCGTGGCTGGCCTCGGCAATCAAACCGCCCCGTTTGGCTTCGCCCCCGAAGACCCGAACGCCTCTTACAAGGCGGGCTTGTCATATATTGGTGACATTGGCGCTAACCTCATGGCGAACAACCAAGGGGGCGTTGATCCGTTTGCCAACCTTGGAGCGTCCATTCAGCAGGCGAAGCAGTCCGGCACGCAGCGGAACAAAGAGGCGTATACGGCGCAGCGGCTTATGGAAGAGGCTGCGTTGAAGCGCCAGGAGCGCGAGGCGGAAGCGCAACAGCGGGCAATGATGGAAGAGCAGATTGCCCAACTTGACCCGTCATTGCAGGGGATTGCCCGCATGATGCCGGAAAAGTTCTTTGGCGCTCAGATTGAAAAGCAGTTTGGCTCTCCTAGCCTTACGACGGACCAAAGAAACTTTCAAATGGCGCAGGAAAACCCTGCGTTTGCCGGGTTCCTTGACCGCAATCGCGGCGGCGGTGACGGGTCTTCAAATTGGGGAATGAGCGTTGTACCGCTCAAGAACAGGAAGACGGGAGTTTTGGCAGCTGGGCAGTTTAATCAGGGGCAGGGCGGCATCTTTATCAATGGCGAACCCGTAGACCCCAACGAATGGGAATTTGACCCCGGCGCACTAGCACAAGACAGGGCAGAAGGAGCAATGATCGGAGGGGCTCCCAAATCCGTTATTGAGGATTACACCAAGACAACCCGTCCAGCGATGACCGCGCTTGCCGAAACCGCTACCAGTTTGAGGGAAGCGAAGAGGTTTCTGGAGAAGGGCATTCAAACCGGAAGCATGTCTGAAACCCTTCAGGGGTTGCGAGGGCTTGGGGCGCAGTTCGGGTTTAATGTTGACGAGTCGATTTTGTCAAATACGCAGGCATATCAGAACTTCATTGGTAACACGGTCATTCCGCGAATGGCTGCGCTTGGCGGAAACGACTCCAACGAAGAATTGAGGAAGCTGTACTCGCTTTCTGGCGGCGACATCAACCAGTCGCTTTCCGCCCTTAAGGACACAATGGCCTTTATGGAAAGGCTGCTTAAAAAGAAATACGGTGTCCTAAAGGCAAGCGAGGATGTGGCCTTAAGGTACATTCCCGGACTAGCCCCCGTCCCGTTTGACGGCGAGGGCGCGGTGTCAGAAGATGTTGATTTGTCAACGATGAGTGACGCAGAATTGGAGGCATTGGCCAATGGACAATGACGTTCGCGCTGCCGCTCGCAAAGAACTGCTTCGCCGCGCCGCCAAGAAGGAACTAGAGCGCCGCCGCGCAAATTCGCCCGCTTCGCCTCCCGTTGTCTCCGCGTCAGAACCGGAAATGTCGTGGAGCGATATGGGCATGGATATGCTCAAGGGAGGAGCTACCGGGCTAATTAAGGGGGCAACCAGCCTTGCTGGTGGCATCGGTGACGCTCAACAAATGACGGGTGATGTTCTTGAGTGGGGCGCTGGCAAGCTTGGCCTTTCTCCCGAAGTGCAAACCGCTGCAAAGTCTTTTGGCCAACGGCTGGCGTTCCCCGGAATGGGCAAAATGCCAACGGGTGAAATGCTCCGCAAGCCCGTTGAAGATGTTGTCGGGCCGTTGCCGGAAGCCAAGTCTCTCCCTGGCCAAATCGTCCAGCGGATTGGCGAGTTTGCGCCCGCTGCTATTGGTGGCCCGGGAACGCTTGCTCGCAAGGCGGCGATGACTGTTGCGCCTGCTGTAACAAGCGAGCTTGCGGGGCGAATCCCTGGCGTGGAGGGGTCCGCATATCAGCCGTATGTAGAGACTGCTGTTGGCCTCGCAACTGGCCTTCCTATTGCTGGCGGCGGCAAGGGCAATGCGCTGAAAGACATGCGTGAAAGCGCAATGGTCAAAGCACGCGATGCAAAAGGAAACGTGACCGAGAGGTTTTCTGACACGACTGAAGCCTTGGCCGAAATGGGAACAAGGGTTGATGACGCATACGGCGCAATTGACAAGGCCGGTATTGTTTTTGATGGCAACTCTGTCAAAAGCGCGGCGATGAAAATCAAGTCCGGGCTTGCGAAGCGCGGATGGACAAAGGCGTCCAGTGGGCCAGAGGCACAACTGCTGAACCGGGTTGACGATCTGCTTAAGCCGCGCAAGGTTGCCGGGTGGACAACCGTTGACAAGATATTGTCGGAAGCCAAGAAAATCCTTCGAAGCAATGTTGACGATACAACGAAAGGCAATGTTGGCGTTTTCGTTAAAAATCTTGAGGCGCTTGTGAAGTCTGGCAACATTACATCGCGCGGTGGACTGTCACGCTCGGAGATTAACACAAAAATCGACGAGGCGCGCGATTTGGCCAAGCGAGAGATTGTCGGAAAGCAAATTGCAGGAATGAAAGAAAAACTGCCCGGGTATCTGGTGGGAGACGAAGGAGCTTTCCGCAATCAATTCGGTTCGTATTTCAAGACAGGGAAGGCGAAGTCGCTTTCTGGTGCTGAGAAGGAAGCGTTTGGCAAAGTTGTGCGGCGTGAGGGCTTGCTTGGGCTGGCTCACAATTCGGCAAGCCGCATTGGTCAAATTGCTGGCGGTGTTGGCGGTGGCGGTATTGGAGCACTTGTCGGATCGGCGCTTGGACCGCTTGGGACGGCCATCGGGGGCGTTGTTGGTGCGGCGGGGACTGCGGCAACGCAAGCCGGGTTCCGCAAGATGATGGACGCCATAACTGAAAAGGCCGTTGACGATGCCCTAAAGACCGTTCTTGCGGGCCGCAAGGCGCAGGGTCAGGCTGTGGCAAAGGAACAGGTTGAAGCCCTACGGGCGACGATCCGCGCCGCCTTGACCTCTGAGGCGGCGACTCGCCCGGTTCGGGAGGACTGGTTCATCCAAGACGCTAACGGTCGGACGTACAACGCCCCGTGATGCTGCTCGGCTGTTCCACGGCAAATGACGACGCCATCCGTAAGGAATGCCCGCCTTCCTGAGTGTGGCATATTCAGCGCGGCGAACGTGTCGATATGTCCACCAGTCGTAAATCTGAAACGGGAACACGGTTAGGGCGTAAGCGACCATAAAGGCCCACGCCCCCGCAATATAGCCGTTGTCTGTCAGGCCAAAATGGATGTTTGCAGAAAGAACGGCGAACATCACCATTCCCTGGAATATTCTCCAAAGCATTCTCCCCCCATACCACAGGAGCCTTACGCATGGCAAATCTTAACGCTGTGGGCGGGAAAAACGGGGCAGCGTTAAAGCTTCCTCCGCTGTCCATCCTAGCCTCTGGACACGGCATTGAATTGTCTTTGCGTCTATCCCGACAATAGGAGCCCAGTCTGCGGCAATCATTGATTTTCCGTTGAGTTCAAGGAAGACGTTGTTCTTAAGGTTGCGCTGCTGTTCTTTTGGCAGCGCCCATCGGCAGTTATCAGGGCTGTAGCCTTTTGTCCCATCGATCCTGTCAATGGTGTGCTTTGAAGATGGTTTTTCCCCCATGTCCGCAAGGAAATTCTCAAAGGATTGCCATCGGTCACAAACCGTAATTCCACGGCCTCCATACTTGTAATACGCCGCAGAAGATGGGGTTTGGCATCTGGACTTCATGCTTAGCCATACTTTGTATTCAGCGGTTTTTGTCAACCCGTGAGTACGGGTGACGCGCATCAACACTTCTTTTGTGTAGCAACCACAAGAGGCAACGCCTGGGTAGCGAATCCATTTTGCATCGCGGGTAACGTGTGTCCCGCAGTCACAAACGCAATCCCACATAACGGGGCCGTTTGGTTTTTCGCGGTTGCGGCCAAGAACAAGTAACCGCCCAAGGCGCTTTCCGGTCAGGTCAATAAGTTTTGGCATTTGCCGAAGCTACAGGTAAATGGAGATAAAATTATGGCCAATCTGAGAAAGTGGTCTACAAGTGCCAGTTCGAACTCAACCGTTGCAGGCGGTAGCAATACCATCAATTTCGCGGAAGGGCAGGCCCCCGGCTCCGTCAACAATTCCGCCCGCGAACTCATGGCGCAGGTGCGGTCTATCTATTCGCCCGACGAATGGGGATGGGTAGAGTTTTCTGCAACGGCCTCCGTAGCCTCACAGACAACCTTTAGGCTGGTGGGCGACCAGACCTCCAATTGGGTGGCAAACCGCCGCTGGAAGCTCCGTAGCGGCTCCACGACCCGTTATGGCACGGTTGTCTCGGCCTCCTACACGACGGAAACCACAATTACGGTGACGGTTGATTCCGGTTCGCTTTCGGCCTCGCATTCCCTAGCGGCACTTTCTGTTGTTTCCGGAAATCACGTTCCGGCCTCATATGTCACCTCTAACAGCCTTTCAGCGGCGCTGGCGTCTTTCTCCTTGAGCGTTTCCGCTGCCATCACCGTGGCCATGCCGCCCGGTGCCGTAATGCCTTACGCGGGCGCTTCGGCCCCCACTGGCTGGCTCCTCTGCTACGGTCAAGCGGTAGACCGGACGACCTATGCCGCCCTATTCACTGCCATCAGCACCACTTACGGTGTGGGCGATGGCGTAACCACGTTTAACCTTCCTGACCTTCGGGGCCGCGTTATTGCGGGCCAGGATGACATGGGCGGGTCTTCGGCGAACAGGCTAACAAACCAGACGGGTGGGCTGGACGGAGATACGCTAGGCGCAACGGGCGGTGCTGAAACGCATACCCTGACCGAAGCGCAAATGCCGCTTCACGGCCATCCCTTCAGAACAGACGATACGAACCAAGGGTCAGCACAAACCGATTCCACCGGCGGGTTTATGCTTTACAGCGACAGCGACGCAAACAACGCCGCATTTACAGGAACGCCCACGGCGGTCAATGGCGAGCAAATCGGCGGAACTGGCGGCGGTGCCGCACACAACAACGTGCAGCCGACAATCATTCTCAATTACATCATCAAAACGTAGCCCGGTGCACCGTTTGTTGTCCTTTGCCCCGCATAGCATGGAGGTTACGCATGGCCCCGTCCGACGTGGATACGGCATCGCGCATCGTCAGACTGGAAACTAAGCTCGACTTTATCATTGAGCGCATAGACAAACTGCCGCCATCGCCCGTCTGTATTACAAAGCACAAGGAACTTGAAGCCAGGCTTGATGATGCAGACAGATGGCGAAACCGCGTTGTCGGTGCCATCCTCGTCATCAATATCCTTGTAGTCATCCTCATAGACAAAATCCGCGCGGTGCTCTTTGGCCAATGAGGAAAATCCGGTATCGCTTCAAGCGCACTCCGGGTGTGTGGGGTCGCGCCTTTCCTGACGAGTGGCGGATAGAACTAGACCCCGCCCTACACGACAAGACACTCCTAGACATAGCAGTCCACGAGGCCGCGCACGTAGTCATTCCCGACCTTGACGAAACCGCCGTGGACCGACTCGGAAAGCATGTCGCAGACCTGCTTTGGCGACTCGGATTCCGGCGCGAGGAAACAGGAGACTAGATGCCAAAGAAATATTCGGACGAGGAATTCATCAACGCCTGGAAGCGGCTCGGTGCGCCGAAACTGGTGGCGCAGCACCTTGGGCTAGATATTCGCGGCGTTTACGCGCGGCGGAACGCGATAGAGGAAAAGCACGGATTTATTCTCGACACGGTGACGGAAGGCAAGGGCGGAAGGCCGAAAGTCATAACGCCGAAAATCGGGGCGCGGGCCATTTCCGAGAGCGTGACCGGAACCGTCATCGTGGCCAGCGACCTCCACGCATGGCCGGGAGATAGGTCTGTTGCTTTTTCCGCGCTTGTCGAGTTGGTGAAGGAACTGAGACCATCCTTGTTGATTGCTAACGGCGATTCAGTGGACATGGCGTCAATCTCGCGGCATCCGCCCATCGGGTGGCAGAACATCCCAACGGTGACGGAAGAACTGGCCGCCGCAAAGGAGTTGCACGCCGAACTTGAAAGCGCCGCGCCCGCTGGAACGCCGCTTGTTTGGTTGTACGGAAATCATTGCATGAGGTTCAACTCTCGCCTTGCAGCAGAGGCCTCTGAGTTCCGTGGCGTTCCAGGCATGTCTCTTGAGGATCACTTTCCGGCATGGGACTTTGCAATGTCCATGCACCTGAACAAAAGCACCGTGATTTTCCATTCGTATCATAACGGGGTTCATGCTGCGTATAACAACACCGTCAAGTCTGGTGTCTCAACCGTGACCGGGCATACCCATCGCCTGCAAGCCGTTCAGTGGGCTGATTACAACGGCCTGAGATGGGGCATTGAATGCGGTACACTGTCGGACTTCGGACCAGACCAAGCCAAGTTTGCGTATGCGTTGGATCGGCCTCTGAATTGGAGTCAGGGGTTCTGCGTGCTGACCTATGACCACACCGGGCGGCTGTTAGATCCGGAGTTTTGCAGAGTTCTCGACGGCACCGCATATTTTCGCGGGCAAAGTGTTTGCGGGCGTGATGGCAAAGTTTCGACAAAGTTATCATCTAAAGAGGCGGCATGAGTTCAGAAGATTGGCGGTCAATCCCTTGTTCCAACTACTCTATATCATCGCGCGGCAGGGTGCGGAACGATAGGAACGGAAGCATTCTTGGCGGCAGCCTAGACAAAGACGGATACCCCCGAGTAAGCATCCGCATCAATGATGCAAGGAAGACGGTTAAGATCCACAGGCTGGTTGCGTTTGCCTTCTTGGACAGCCCGCCTCCCGACAAGCCGCATGTAGCGCACAAAGACGGCAACGCCGCCAATAACAACGTTTCAAATCTTCGCTGGTCCGACGTTACCGAAAACAACAGAGACAAGGCGTTACACGGCACGCAAACGCGGGGCGAGGCGCAGCACTTGGCAAAGCTTCTCCCGGATGACGTGAAAACAATTCGTTTTATGGCCGACACGGGGGTGTCCCAAAGGGCCATTGCAAGATCGTTCGGCATATCCAAGGGCAACGTTCAGTTCATAGTCCATGGAAAGACTTGGAAACACGTTGCATGAGCATCCTTCCGCCATCCAAACTGGTGATTTTGGAGACGCCCTTCCGGGCTACCCCGTACTACACTCAGGAACAGCACCGCCTATATCTCTACCACGCCGTAGCGGACTGCATCAGGCGCGGCGAGTCGCCTTTCGCAAGCCACCTGATACTCCCGGAAGTGCTGAACGATGATGACGAATACGAGCGTGCTTTAGGTATCCGTGTCGGCACAAATTGGGGAAAATATGCCGACCTAGTTGCTATCTATTCTGACCTTGGGTGCTCGCCGGGAATGAAGGCAGCAACCGCGTACTACAAAAGCCTGAACAAGCCGATAGAATGGCGTAGGCTACCTGACCGCATCGTTGCGGCGGTCAAGGGTTTCGGGGAGACAACCTTAATGGAGCCCCCGGATGAAGATATGGATTACCCTAGCGGCGCTGCTGTTTAGCGCGACTGCGGCGCACGCTCACGCGTGGTATAGCCTCAAGCGCGACCCTATCTATAATGCAACTACATGTTGCGGGGGGCAGGACTGCGCTCCGCTCCCGCCTCACGCCATCAGCATCACGCCTGACGGCAATCTACGGATCACGCTGACGGTCGAGGAAGCCCGCGCCATCAACCCGGTTCGGCGCTACGGCTTCGACCGCATCATACAGTTTGAACGCATCCAGAACAGCGAAGACGGTACGCCGCATATTTGCTTGATGGCGCACGATCTCGAAGGTGACCCACGCGAAGGTTATTACTGTGTGTTTCTCCCAATGGGGAACTAGCCAATGCAGTTCGTTGCGGGAATTTGCGCTACAGCAACGCTGGTTGCTGTTGTCTTTATTGCTGCCAATTGGGGCTATGTCGAAGGGCAAAAGAACGTAGCAAACCAGTTGCGCGATTGCCTTGCGGTAGCAGCCACGGCGGACATTTGCGAAAATTTCGTTCTTGACCGCGTTTTTGATGGTGGTGCCAAATGATGGAACTCGCCCTAGCCGCCATCCTCGTCCAAGCACAACAGCCTTGCGGCCCCACAGGACAGGTGGAGAAGCGCATCCATGACCAGTACGGCGAAAGCATCGTCGGCGCTGGCGTGGTGGATGGTGGAACCATGTTTTTAACAGCCAATCCAGATTCGGGAACATTCACAATACTGCTTCGGCGCAAGGATGGCCTGACCTGTGTCCTCATGGGCGGCAAGGGTTTTGCCACGCTGGACGCAGTGAAGAAGGGGCAAGGAATATGAAGATTAACCGCGCGGGAATTGAAGAGATCAGCCGTTTTGCTCAAGTTGGTGGCGAAGACGAATGTTGGCAGTTTGCGCTGAAGTCGCTTGTAAAAAACGGGACAGGGCGTTTGCTCTATGGGCAAATCAATAGATTTGGGAAAAATTGGAGGGCGCATAGGTTTGTGGCTCATCTGTGCGGTGAAATGCTAACGCCAGATATTTTTGTTTGCCACACCTGCGATAACCCATTGTGTGTGAATTCCGCACATCTCTTCCTTGGCTCTGCTGCCGACAACGTTGCGGATAAAATGGCAAAAGGGAGGCACCGCTCACCTGTTGGAGAGAACAACGGGCAGGCAAAAATTTCTGATTCTCAGGCCCGCGATGTTCGACGCCTTGCGTTGAATGGCGTAAAGCACAAGACCATTGCAGAACAATATGGAATTTCTCAAGCGTTGGTTAGCATGATTAAAAACAATAAAGCTCGGGTGATGTACCATGAAAACCAATAGAGCCGGAATTGACCTCATCCGCAAATGGGAGGGTTGCCGTCTCACAGCATACCAAGACAGCGTTGGAGTCTGGACAATCGGATACGGCCTTACAACGGCTGCGGGCCTTGGCCCCGTCCAAAAGGGAATGACCATCACGCAGCAACAGGCGGATGACTACCTTGTCCGGGCGCTTGTGAAGTATGAGGCCGCCGTTGTAAGGGCGCTGACCCGTGCGCCGAACGAAAACCAGTTCGCGGCGATGGTGAGCCTTTGCTACAACATCGGGCCGGGTGCCTTTGCGAAGTCCTCAATTGCCAAGAAATTCAACGCGGGCGATGCAGCGGGGGCGGCAGACGCTTTTCGGCTTTGGAACAAGGCTGGCGGCAAGGTGCTCCAGGGCCTCGTCAACCGCCGTGAAGATGAGCGCAGGCTATTCCTGACGCCAGCAAAGCCCGTGGATGCCGTCAAGCCTGAACTGGCACCAATCCCGCCTAACCCCACAGAAACCCCGTCCGCGCCAGTTCCAGAGGCGGGAACAAGCATCGCAGCACTCTTGCTCGGTGCTGCGGTCGCGCTCATTGCCGCTTTTGCAGCTTGGATCATGAAAGGATAAGGACATGGCCCGCATTATGGCTTATTGGAACTGGTTGGTTTCCGTTACCGGAAGCGTTCGGATTGCCGCTGCGATCGCGGCGGGCGGGCTGGTGTTGCTGCTGATCTTGATCGCAGCAGTTGTATCATGACGCTCGTTCCTGATTGGCGGCGAGCCTGGAGTTGGTTCAGCGTCCAGGCTCTCGTTATCCTAGCGGCACTTCCGCTTGTGTGGTCAACGCTTCCGGCTGACTTGCGTGCGTATCTCCCCGATGGGTGGGAACCATATGTTTTGCTGGTGGTGGCCATTGGTGGCTTGGCGGGGCGGCTAATTGACCAGAAGAAGACAGCGGCGTGATCGGTGCCATTGTAAAGATTCTGACGGGGGGGCTTGTTGACAAGGTTTTCGACCTTGGGCAAGCCTATCTGAACAAGCAGATTAGCGAGGCCGAGTTCCGGTCCCGCGTTGAGATAGCCGCGCAAGAAACCGCTGCTGAGATTGAGCAGTCGTGGGCCAAGGCGGCGACTGACACGGCAAAGGCGACACAGGCCACGGTGAAGGCTTCGCCAATCCTTCAAAGGGCGTGGGCCGCTGTGCTGTTTCTGCAAATTGTCGTGCTGATGTGGTATCAGATCGGCGCTCCCGCCTATCAGGTCATAACCGGGACGGCGTGGCCCGATCCTGGGGTTTCGTTGGAGTGGGCCTATTTGCTTGTGGCCACGATGATTGGCGCGGGTCCGCTAGTGCTTCGGCGCTAGTCCTTAATCATCGTCCGGATGGCGGCGGCGATGTCATCACAAGCCTCAACATACCCGTCGATAGGCCAAAGAGTGGACCGCCCATAAGACTTGTTCTTCGCCACCTTCGCCGCCTCCTCCAGCGCGATGCGGATGGCGGGGATAGCTAAGTCTTCCCACGTTGCGGGCGTCTTGAGCAGCGAAACTTTATCGGCATCTTGCATTGCCCGTTCACGCATTGCTTCCGCCACGCGCTCGACCAGTTCGTCAGTCATGGAAACAGCAATCCTCCTAAAATAACTCCAACGGTCCAGCAGATCAACATTTCCCAGCCAGAAAAGTTATGGTCGCTCATCACTCGCCCTCCTGTGGTAGGGGGAGGATGATGCCGCACGGACGCATACCTTCTGACGCCGTGCCTGCATCCGCCACGGGCGGCTTCAATGGCCCCGTCGGCGTAATCGCGGTTCTCCGGGTTGTCGGCAATGGCCCGGCACGCCTCGGCCGCCTCGCGGAACGCCTGGTCGCGGATGTTGGTGCGGACGACGGCCACCAATCCGTAAACCATGCGGTCGGCTTCGGCCCGGAGGTGGGTGACGAGGGTCAGTGCCTTGTCGAGGTCGAGGCCGGTGTCGCGCTCGAGCTCGCGGGACAGGCGCTCGTTTTCGAGCCTGATCTCCTCGTCGGTCATTTCATCACCCCAATAAGGATAGCAAGCATCAGCGCACCGGGCATCGCCCCACAAAAAGCACCAACGAGGAAACCAAACCAGAAATCTTTCACTCGCCCTCCTTCTGCAGGGGGAGGATGAGCAACGGAACAGCGCCGGGGTCATCGGCACCCCTATCGTCCGTAAATGCCCCCTCCCACGCATTCAGCGCGGCGGCCATTCGGATTTCGTAGATGGTTTCTACGGTTGCCCCGGCAGGGTAGGTAATCGCTTTCATCATAACGTCAATGACGGCTCTTGGTATCTGTTCAGGCTTGATCATGTGCGGGGCTCCTTTGCCGAGTGCAATGCGGGCATCTGCCCAAGCATCTATCTGGCCAGCGTCGAAAAACGCATCAGAAGCCTTCTCCAGCGCTGCCCGCAGCCGCCTAGCGTCGAAAAGCGCACCAGAAGCCTGTTCCAACGCCGCGCGCAACCGTTCGATCTCGGCGGTGAGGGTGGCAACCTGCTTTTCCCATGTATCCGCAGCCGCGTCCGCTCCGTCATGCAACCCGTCAGTGTACTGGCCAACGACTTCCGCCTTCAGTCGCTCCACCTCGGCGGTGAGGAGGTCGCAATTTGCTTCCGTCTTTATCGCTTCAACACGAATGGCTCTAAATAGACCTGTAAGTTCATCGTAAAGGCTCCAATCTTCATAAAAATAAGCCGTTCGGTATGTCTCAACAACGTCGCTCGCGATTTTTTCAGCATACCGGAGTGATTCCTTTGCAAGATAGGTATAGGCGGGCGAGCCTGGTTCGGGAGTGCCCGAAAGTTCTTTAAGCAGTCCAATGGGGTGGTGCCCACCGGTGCGGGAGTGTAATTCACTGTTCAGTGAAGATTGTTTCGGTTCAACCGGGGTCATCACGTTTCCTCTTGGCTTGGTGAATGTTGCGAGTCTGCGGCTCATCGCTCTACCGTCCGCCCATCCATTGTGCGCTTCCATTTGCTTTTGCGGCTTCCCGGCATAGGCGCTTTCTCGGAGCGAATACCGGAATGCTTGTCCCGTTGGCGAACCGTCTTGGCTGCTTTCGGCGTGTCGTGTTTCGCCGTCTTGAACCGATGGCATGACGGGCAAACGCAAACACAATTATCAATGCTGCTGTCCCGACTATTGGCCCATAAAATTGCGTGGTCAAACTCCACGCCGTAAGCCAGAGAAGCGCCACAAGTAATTTGAGCAGGTAATCCATAAAGATCGCCTTTCGCTTCGCACTTGCCACCAGATCGTTCCAAAGCGGCGCGTTTGACGGGTTTGGGAAAGACGCGGCTCAAAACGGCACCTCGTCGCTCAGGTCGGCATCGGGGAAACTCTGCTTCACCGCAGCCTTAAACTCCTGGGCGGGGCGTTCGCTGGTGCCGTCCTTACCGCCAAGCAAGACCAGTTCACCGCGATACTGTTGCAGCACAATTTCCGTGCTGTACTTTTCAACGCCGTCCTTGTCCGTCCACTTGCGCGTTTGCAACTGGCCTTCGAGATAGACGCTAGAGCCTTTCTTCAAGTAGGCTTCCGCGACCTTGGCCAGCCCTTCGTTGAAGATGACCACGCGGTGCCATTCCGTCTTTTCCTTGCGTTCTCCAGACGCCTTGTCCCGCCAGGATTCGGACGTTGCAATCGACAGGTTCACGATTGCCTTGCCGTCCTGTGTGTGGCGAACCTCCGGGTCTTTCCCGACGTTCCCAAGCAAGGTGACTTTGTTTACAGATGCCATTACTTTGCCATAGCCCTTTCTGACGCTCTCAGCGTCCTCCATACGTCCAGTTTTGCCCCCGCCGCATCCCGTAGGCCGCGAAGGGTCTCCAGTTCACCCGCCGCCACAGCGTCCGCCGTGATGGCGTCAAGCATCGCCTCGCTGGTCATGGCGTCAGCTTCCTTTGCTGCCACGGATGACGCATCGCTGCGCTTTGTCTCAATCGCCTTCACGCGCTTGACCATGTGTTCCGCCAGGACCGCCTTGCGCCTTGCTTCACCGATGGCCTTGGCATTCGTGATGAGCCATTGCAGGGCTTTCTCTGCCTCCTCGTCTGGAACGAAGGTCATTCACGGCCCTCCGCTTTGGGTTTAGCGTGCAACGGGCAATCGCCGGAAATCCAGAACACCGGCTTTCCGTCTTGGATGTACGCTCCGCGTCCATAGCTGTTATCCATGCGGGCGCATGTGCAGCCCTTGGCCACGGCGGCATCGCTTCCTGGGGTTGGAACGGCATTCGTGGTCATTCTGCGGCCTCTTGCGGCGTGTTGGCTTCGATGTATTGCAAGTGTTTCTCAATCTCCTTGTCCATGTAGCCTTTCCAATCGCCTAGCTTGGCAATCTCAAGGGCGTTGTCCTTTTCCCACTGCGAGACTTCGCGGAGGCTGGCCAGCGTCACCAGTTCTTTTTGCAGTTCCTTGTACAGGGCGCGGGCCTCCTCACGCTTGAGGAGTTGCGGGCCTGTTGCGGGCTGGTGGTCGTCCTCATGGGGCGTCACCTTCGCAGCGGGCTTTTCATCAACGTACTTGTTGCCGTCCCACAAATTGAAATAGATATCGGCATTCGCGCCAAGGTGCTTCAGCGCGTTGCCCAAGGCATCGGTGTATGCTTTCTTGAATGCCTCATCGTCACCGCGCCCGGTCAGCGCCTCACCGCCAACGCCCCACACAAAACCGCTGCGGGTTCCGTCTTTCAGTGTGTGCCAAACGCCGACTGTGCAATAGACGTTGCTGCCCTCAAGGCGAAAGGTTGGCTCTGACATGCCCCAGCCAGTGCCACACGCCCCAAACGTCTCGGTGACGCTGTGCAGCGTGTACATCGGGTTGATGGCGGTGCCTTTGAACCCGCCGGATCGCTGGAATGCTTTCAGCGCCTTTGGATTGGGGCGAGACAGCTTGTCCCATATTTCAGTGTTGCTCACGGCGGCGCTCCTTCTCAATGTCCAGACGACAGACGGCCTCGAATGCCTCGTCGTCGCTGGCGGTTGGATGTTCAACCCGGTATTCTTCCATCAGGTCGAACAGGCTTTCATAATCACGGCGCTCCATTTCGAGCGGGTCAATCTGCAAGATGGAAATCATTGCGGAATAGGCCATGTCCAAGCTCCCAGGCTGATAATTGCGAAACCATAAGCAAATGCAGCAGCGCCGTAGAACGTCCATGTGATGAGGCGGTCCATCTCAGCGATCCATCGCCATATCGCGGAGATAGTCTCCACGGTCGCTTTCCATGTCGGCCAGAAGCTCGCGGACTTGGCTGTCTATCCGGTCACGGTTCAGGTGTTCGTCGAAAACTTCGGACAACTTTTCAGGAACGACGATGCACACGTTCTTGGTGCCAACGCTCTTGCCGTCCTTGTCCCAAATCTGCTGTTCGCCTTCGACGCGGTACTCATCCACCCACCACTCAAGTTCACCGTGGCGGCGGTCGATCTTGTAATCAATGACGGCGACAACATCGGTTTCGATGATGCAGACGCCGTTGAGCATGACGCTGATTGTGGTGGGGATTTTCATTGCGCCACCTCTTTGATAAGGCGGGAAACCAATTTCTTTGGCAAGTTAACGGAAAACTCAAATTCATCTTCTGGGCCTTCGGAGCGCAGCAGCGTTCCGTATGTTTCGCCCGTGATGACGTTGGTTGAAAGTCGCCACTCGCGGCATAAAGATTTGGCCGATGTGTCGCTAAACAGCGTGTCAATCCATTCGCCGTTGTCGTTTTCGCATTGGAAGATGAATGTTTGTGTCATTTGGGTTCTCCCTTGGTGTTGGGATATGACTAGCATGGGGCGCATATCATGTCAACCCCTTATTCACATGCACCCGCAATAAATCTTTGGGCAACACCCCGTTGACACCCGCGACAGGACGTGCTAGCGTGTACGTTATGGCATCCATTGACCACATACCCGCACTGGCCGAAGCCGCATTGCGCGTCGGGGGAGTTGCAAAACTTGCTGAAATGCTTGGAGTTTCCCGACAAGCCGTCTACAAGTGGACTCGCGTGCCCGCAGAGCGTGCGCCGCAAATTGAGCGCCTTACGGGTGTTTCCCGCGCCGAACTTCGTCCAGACTTGTACGAGGTTGAAAAATGAGTTCCCCCGCCCCCGAAGCATCCCCTTGCTCGGAAAGCCGTCCTCCCCGGCTAGGCGGTAACTTGGCCCCGCCATCCGCTAGTTCCCGGCGGGGCCATTTCTTATTCACAACGGCGTTCAGCGACTACCGTTCCCGCATATCGCAAATAATGTTCCGCGCCCGCTGCTGGCTGCTGATTAGGCAGATCGCATTCCAACTGTGGTGGCGGCGATGAAAACACGCCTGACCCTCGCAGCTCTTCCCCCCAGCGTCAACGCCAAGAAGTTTCGGAGGGTGCCTATTGAACAGGTTGTCGAGGCATACAGCCGAACAAAATCAGTTTGGCGGGCTGGCGCTGAATTGGGGATTGCTGGGCAGACTGTAGCCGCAAAGTTGCGGCGGGCGGGCGTCAAATCATTTCAGTCGCCAATGGATGAAGGCGAGTGCGAAGCAATAAAAGAATATTACATGACAACGCCTGCCGAAGTATTTGATTTGCAGGTTTTGGCGGACAGATTGGGCCGCACCAGACAGCTCATTTGCCGCCGTGCCAAGGAAATGGGCCTGACTAATCAGGGTCGGCCCCCCAATTCTGAAGTGTCTCAGCGCATTGGGGCGTCAACCCGCGAAAGGTGGCAGCGAAATGGGCATCCGCGTGGGTATCTCGGATATTTGCATGGCCCGGAAACGCGGAAAAGGCTTTCTGACGTGTCCCGCCGCCATTGGAGTGGGATGACAGAAGATCAAAGGGCAGAATTGGTTATGAGGCAACTTCGGGCCAAGGTGGCCAAGTACGGAACCATTGCGCCCGGTGTGCGCCGTGGGACTTGGAAAGCTGGTTGGCGTGAGATTGGCGAACACAGGCGGTTTTTTCGCTCTCGGTGGGAAGCAAATTATGCGCGCTATTTGCAATGGCTTAAAGAGCGTGGCGAAATAGCCGATTGGCAGCACGAAGCCGAAACATTTTGGTTTGACGCCATTAAACGTGGCGTCCGCAGCTATTTGCCGGACTTTAGGGTTGTCGAGAAGTGCGGCGCGGTTTCGTACCATGAAGTAAAGGGCTGGTTTGACGCGCGCAGCAAAACAACCTTGCGCCGGATGGCTAAGTATTACCCGAACGTGAGACTCCTGGTGATTGACGGCGATCAATACTCATCCATTGCCAAGACGGTTGGCCGGATGATTGAGGGCTGGGAGGGGCTATGAGCCGTTACAAAATGGAATGGACCGCTGCGCAGGTCGAAGAACTCATCACGCTATGGCGTCAGGGCCGCACTAGCTATGAACTCGCCGCCCATTTCGGCATCACCCGCAACAGCATCATGGGCAAGCTGCACCGCGAGAAATTGCGCCGTGCCGAGCAGGGCGAATCCATAGAGCGCCGCGCCCCGGCCAACACAGGAACCCTTTCTAAGCGCCGTTACACAAGGAGAGAGCCTATGCTTACACTCGCTTCAAGTGCCGGGTCTGTAATGCGTATTGTCGAACCTGCTCCAACGCCCCCGGATGAGGGGCAGCTTGCCAGCATCGTTGACGTGGTGGGCTGCCGCTGGCCTGTGAAGGACGATCCCGACATGATTGGCGGCGTTGCCTTCTGCAACCACGCCCAGCGGGACAAATCCCCATATTGCGAATACCACGCCCGCGAGAACGTGGCCCCGTGGTCCGCCGAAGCTATCCGCAAGACGGCTGCAACCATCAACTACATTCTGAAGCGGGTGGCCTAATGATTGAAGTTGTAATTTACCAATTCAAAAGCGGTTTTATGAATGCAATGGAAGGCCATTGCGCCTTTATATTGCGCCTTGGCACCAACAAGAAGACAGGCGAGACGGTTCGCGAACGGTTGCCGATGGTGTTTTTTGCCGCAACCGACGCAGAAGCCGCGAGGAAGGCTAGAGATTGGTGGGAATCTGAGACGGAAAGGGCTGCTGCGAAGATTGAACGCGGGCGCGCCCTTGGCAGAAAGCAGTGGAGGGCTGCCTAATGAACGCGGCAGAGGCAGAGGCATACATAAAGAGCCAGTTGGACGGCCATTTCTTCACGCTTGTTTTCTCGCGTGAGGGCGTTTCCGAACCCAAGGTCATGCTCACCGAGGTGGCCCCCGATTTTGTGCCGGAATACGACAAGATGGGCGACGAGACAGAATTGGCGCAAGAGCGTGCGCAACTGGCAGCGGCGAAAAAGCACCGCCCCTGGACGGATGAGGAAGTCAAGAAACTCATCACGATGAGGCAAGCCGGAACCCGGTGGGATTTCATCGCCCGCGAGATCAAGCGTTGCAACCGCTACATCAAGGAACGATACGCGCAGCTAGAGGCCGAATTAGGTCTTCCCCCGGTGGCCACCAAAGCCGGAAAGTTCAGCGCCCTTACGGAAGCGCAGAAGGAAGAAATTGTGCGCCGTCGCTTAGCCGGGGAATCCTTCGGCCAGATTGAGCGTGGCATGGGTATTCGGGACTACATGGCCCGCGATTACTATCACCGCCACGTCAAGGCTCAGAAAGAGCGGCGGGAAAGGATGGCAACATGAATACGATCGTCTTTGTCGGACTGCTTATGCTTGCGGAATTGTTCGTGGTGTGGATTGCCTACAGCGTTGGGCAAGCCGCTGGCTGGATCCAGGGCTGGGAAGAACGGAGGCCGGAATAGTGTCGCGCTGGTTCCGCATGTACTCAGACGCGCTGGACGATCCCAAGGTGCAGCGCCTTCCCGGAGACTTGTTCAAGGCATGGGTAAACCTCCTGTGCCTTGCCAACCGCAACGACGGAGTGCTGCCGCCCATTGAAGATATCGCCTTTTCGCTCCGCATGTCACAAGATGTCACAGTGACAGTCACAACGGAGCTTGTGGCGAGGGGTCTTCTGGACGACCACGACGGCCTTGCGCCACACAATTGGGCCGAACGCCAATTCAAGAGCGATACACCTGAAAGCGCTGCAGAACGGAAAAGAGCGCAACGGGCGCGGGAAAAAACACAGGAAAAGCCCCTAAATGTCACGCCGGATGTCACGGAATGTCACAGTGACAGTCACAGCGAAGTCACGCCACCAGAGCAGAGCAGAGCAGAACAGATACAGAGCAGAGCAGAGCAGACCGCGCGCGCCGCTGATCCAAAGCATTGGGAGCAAGCACAAGACTTCCTCAAGAGCCGACTGGAAGACCTGACCGATTGGGAGGTTGACTTTCTCAAAGCGGTACAACGGAAACCAACCCTTTCACAATCCCAACAAGACAGCCTTAAGGGCATTCAGGACAAGCTGAAGTCCACGGGCAATGGCGGCTATGCCTTGCCGTCCGTCAAGCGCGGGACCCCAGCCTATGACGCCTGGATTGCCCACTACCGCGTCAAGGCAAACGGCAAATCCACGTTCTACGAAAAACTGGACGTTCTCACCGTGCCTTCAGAGTACCCGCCACAGGAGAAGGCCGCTTGACGCACTGGTTAATCATCAGAACAGACCACGCCAAAGAAGCCTATGTGGCCAGACAGATTATGTTTCGAGGCTGGGATGCATGGGTTCCGGCCCAGATCATTGTCAGCCGCAACTGCATATCCCGCGCAGTGACGGCCAAGGCGCTTCAGAAGACCAAGGAACTTCCCATACTGCCGCGCCGGATCTTCGCCGCCGTGCCTATGTGGGCGGTCTATCAGGCCGAACTCGACGGGCTGCGGCACATGGTGGGCTTTGAACAAAACGCGGATCAGTCGTTGGTCCAAATCAACGATGCGGAGATTAGCCGATTCCGCGCCGCAATAGATGCGGAGAATATGGCTGCGCTGGCTTTGGCCAATCGTGCAAGCAAACGGCAGAAACAACGCTGGCGTTCATTGCATGATGCGCTTGTGGAAATGATTGACGGAGCGAAAAACCAGATGGAGCAGGCGGCTTGAGCCGTGTTGAACACATAGGCGATGCAACGCTTTATCTCGGAGACTGCCGGGAGGTACTGCCCACGCTGGGCAAGGTTGACGCGGTTGTGACTGACCCGCCTTATGGGATTGGGGCTAGAATGGGCGGCGGCACTTGGTCGTATAAAGAAGAAATGTCCGCATGGGACGGTGAAGCAAAACAAGATTGGGTTGACGCAATTCTGAGCAAGGCGGTTCCGTGCATCATTTGGGGCGGAAATTATTATTCGGTACCTCCTTCGAGGGGGTGGCTTATTTGGAGGAAGCCCTTTTTCCCAAGCATGGCTGATGCTGAAATGGCGTTCACTAACATTGACATGAATACAAAGGTTTTCGACTTCAACAGGACTGACGGGGCAAAGGAACACCCAACGCAGAAACCGCTTGAGGTTATTAAGTGGTGTTTAGGGTTCGTCCCGAAAGCGCAATCCATCCTAGACCCCTTCATGGGCAGCGGCACAACCGGAGTTGCCTGCGCCAAGCTAGGCCGCAAGTTCATTGGCATAGAGATTGAGCCTAAATACTTTGACATCGCTTGCCGCCGCATAGAGGCCGCATACAAGCAGCCCGACTTGTTCATCAGCAAGCCAGAACCGCCAAAACAAGAGGCGCTGTTGTGACCGACCACATGCTGCTGTTCATCGTCCTGGTGCCGTGCATGATGGCGCTAATCGTTTGGCTATTCGCCATAATTCTGTAACAATCTTAGTGCCATATACCGCAGCAATTCTTAGGCGCACGGCGTCAGTAGGGTTCGCCCACGGCCTGCCGACTTCGCACACAAGCGAAGTAAAGTGAAATAGTGCCCAAAATTCAACCAATTACATACATGGCGATGATCTGGCGCATATTCGGGAAGCCCCGTCTATCCCGCGCAGCCAATCAGAATCGCCCCTAATTCCCGGCCACCAACTACCAGCACCCACAGGGTATTGCGTTAGTGGTCTAGCTTGTGTGCGCCGGGAGCCTCACCACAAACCAAGGAGACTGCATGTCATATCCAACCCGTGACTGGCTTACCGAACGCGGCGCAACAGACCTTGCCCAACAGATCAAGGCGTATTGGGCAAAGCATGGCAAGAAGGTCAAGACTGAAGTCGTCACGGCCCGTTCCCCAAAGACAGGGGGCGATATCAAGGTGGAAATGCACTGCGTCCGGACCGACATGATAAACGGTCTCCCCCGTTCATAATCCGTAACCAAAGGAATTACACAATGGCCAGCATCTACAGCGCCGGAAAGTCTCACGGCACCACGAAGCATGAAATGGGCAAGAAAGTTTCGGCCAGCATCAAGGTCAGCGCCTCTGCCGGCAAGGGTTCCGGCACCGCCCGCGATGGCGACCCCAAGGGCGCGCCTGTCATGGGCAAGGGCAAGTAATTCAAATGCTTGCATGATTTGAAATGGCCGGAAACGCTAACTCAGGCCCAAAGCGCGAGAAACCATTCCGTGACGCATTGCTCATGGAACTTCTCACGGCTGGGGAAGACCACAAAACACTCAGGCGCATTGCCAGGGCGGTCATTTCCAAAGCTGAACAGGGCGACATACAAGCCATTAAGGAAATTGCAGACCGCATGGACGGCAAAGTTCCGCAGGGCATTGAAGGCGGCGATAGCGACAAGCCTTTCAGGATGTTGGTCGGATGGCTGACGACTCAATCCGAGTAATCATTCCCTACGCCCCGCGCCGTCATTTCGTCCCGTACCACAACACAGACAAGCGATGGCGCATTATCGTTGCCCATCGCAGGGCCGGAAAGACGGTTGCCTGCATCAACGGACTGATCCGCACGGCGCTTCTATGCCCACATCCTGAACCGCGCGTTGCCTATGTCGCGCCGCTGTTCAAGCAAGCCAAGGATGTGGCCTGGGGCTACCTCAAGGAGTTCACCCGTGAAATCCCTGGGCGACTGGTTAACGAAAGCGAGCTTCGTGTTGATCTACCTAATGGCGGTCGTGTCCGCCTTTACGGTGCCGATAATCCTGATGCTTTACGCGGCTTGTATCTTGACGATGCCGTTCTTGACGAATTCGCAGACATGCGGCCTCGCTTCCTCCCTGAGGTTATCCGCCCCGCTCTTTCAGACCGCCGGGGAAGCCTGACGCTCATCGGGACGCCGAAAGGCCACAACGAGTTTTATGACCGCTGGGTCGGTGCCGAGACTGACCCGGAATGGTTCCGCATGATGCTCAAGGCATCGGAAACCGGGATTGTAGACGCTGAAGAACTTGCATCCGCAGCCAAGATGATGAGCGAAGCACAATATGCTCAAGAGTATGAATGTTCTTTCGAGGCAGCGATTGAAGGAGCTTACTACGGCCTTCTTCTTGAGGCGGCTGCGCAAGAGGGCCGAATTGCCCCGCTGCCGCACAATCCTGCACTCCCCGTTTACACGGCATGGGACCTTGGGGTCGGAGACGATACATCAATTTGGTTCTGCCAACGTTCTGGCGGTTGGCTACACATCATCGACCACTATTCCACGAACGGGCAGCCAGCTAGTCATTACATGGATTTGCTACGGTCAAAACCCTACACATATGCCCGTCATTTTCTGCCTCATGACGCCGAAAATAGGGAATGGACAAACGGCAAATCGCGCCTCGACACGCTCAAGGCACTCGGTCTTCAGAATTGTAAAGTAATCCCCAGGATGGCCGTGGATGACGGCATCAACGCCGTCCGTTTGCTGCTTCCGACATGCCGTTTCGATGCGCAAAATTGTGCGCAAGGGCTGGAAAGCTTGAGACAGTATCGCCGCGAGTACGACGAAAACAAGCGGGTGTTCAAGCCGTCGCCGCTCCACGATTGGACGAGCCACGATGCCGACGCCTTCAGATACCTCGCAACAGGCATGGAGCCTGACGCAGCC